ATCAGTTACAGCTCCAGCTACAATACCATCTAATTGAGATTGAATATTAGAAGAGACTCCATTTAAATATCCAAATTCAGTATTAGTAATAGTTCCATTATGTATCTTAGTAGCATCTATAGCAGCACTACCATTAACATCAGCATTAACTATAACTCCTGAACCTATAGCTGTAACACCAGAATTATTAATAGTTACATCTCCTGACATAGCTACATTGTCAAAATCAGTACCATCAGCTACCAATATATGACCATTAGTAGCAGCATAAGAATCACCAAATAACGCAATCTTAGCTCCAGTAATAGCATCATCAGCTATTTTAGCTGTAGTAACATTTGCATTTGCAATATGAGCCGTATCTATGGAACCATCTGTATAGTGCTCAGAATCAATAGCATCGTCAGCTATCTTAGCACTAGTAATAGCATCATTAGCTATCATAGCAGTTTCTACAGATGTATTAGCTATAGTTACAGCTCCTGCTTGACTAATAGTTGCATCACCAGACATAGCTACATTAGTAAACGTAGTACCATTACCTACCAGTATATGAGTTGAGGTAGCCACAGCTGCATCATCTAGCAATGTAAGCTCATCTAAGGACTCCTGAGCCATATAAAAGGCTTGCTTACTGTCTAAATCAAGGTCAGTTTCAGTTAAGTTACTGCCATCTACATAGTCAACTAAGCGTGTATCCCTAGATGTACTACGGGCTATTAGTACAATCTCTGAGCCACTTAAAGTAGGACTTGAAATTGTAATCTGACTATCATTGTTCCAAGTAAATGTAGCAGCTGATCCATCTACTTCTACACTTACATGAGACCTACTGATAAATGGAAAGGTTACAGCAAAAGCTTGTGTACTGCCATCAGCTGTATATTGTACTTTTGAGTTAGCCATTATGGTTGTCCCTGTCCTAAGTTAAAAAGATTAGCAGCTCCAGTTTTAGGAATAGTCTCAGTCGACATATTCATAAGATCATCTAATTCATTAGTCATTGAAGCATTTGCAATTCTAGGAAATTTACTTTCAGTTTGAATTTGTGCTATTTCTTTATTAATTGCTATGTTCATTTCAAGTTCTTCTAATTGTGCTCCTTCAGCCATTCTATCAAAAGCTTTAGAACCAGCTCTTTTTTCTAGTTTTTTATTTAATTCAGTCCATGTTTGAGCAAAGAATTGATGTTCTTCTTGTGATAATTTAACTCCACTAATACTAGATACTAATTCAGGGCCTTGTAAAGTTGAACCTAAAAGAGCAAGTTTATTCATTACAGCACTCTTTGACCTTGTTCCTCCTGCGAGAGGATTAAACATAGTATTAAATGTATTAGAAATGACTTCTAAAGGCTCTACATGAAGATCATCACTAGTAGAAGTGCCAGGATAAAATCGTTTTTCTCCTACTAAATTAATAGAAGCTGGTCTTTCTGATCCTACACCAGGAATTAAAGATAAAGATGTAGAAAATATAGAGTCTAATTCTTGAACAATAGCTTGATACCCTGCTGTAATAGGATCACTAGCTTCTAATTCTTCTTGTTTTATTTTAGTTTCTCTAACTGGATTAATCCCTCTATCAATACCACGTCTAAAACTAGAATAAAAACTTGCAGTAGGATCAACAGCCGTAGCTAAGTTACCCAAAGCTCTACTAAGTCCTCTTTGATCACCTGTAACTAGATCAATCATATTACCAAAACCTTGTAAGTAATGACGATCTGTTACCATTCTAGTTAAACCAATAGCTGCATCAGCAAAAGTAGCTTGGTAAGCATCAAAGATTTCTTGATCATAGCCTCCTTTAGCACCTTGTTCTGTTAAGGTTATTAAAGATTTAGCTAAAGTAGCTATAGTAGTAGCACCACTAAGAACAATACCAAGAGGATCAAGTCTATTATAATTAACCCAACCATCGTCAGTCATATAGGAATACCAAAAGGCTCCACCCATAGCTTCTTCTTGTCTTCTTCTTAGGTCTATATCAGCAGGAGGAGCACCAGTAAAGTTTCCTGTCATAGCTAAACCAAAAGCGGTCATCCACATCATATTACCTGTAGCAATCTTAGCTTCTGCAAGTTGCCTAGTTGCAGGATTCTGAGACTTCAAATCTGCCATTAAAGAATCGCTCATTCTCCTAATTAAAGGAGTTCGTTGTCCTGCATGAGATAGCAAATTAACTGGAGTTTGAAAAAAAGGTATAAATACTCTCATTAATCCAGTAGGGTCTCTATCAATAAGCTTCTTAAATGTCCTAGACATCCCTCCTACTTGGGTAATTTCTCCTGTATTAAAATCAATTCGATCAACTTCTGGTAATTTATTAGTAAATGTATTAATTTCAGAAAAACCTTTAGCTTGTTCCATTAAATCAGGATGATCTAACATATTCTTTTTAATATCACCCATTGTTTCAGCTAATATACGTTTATCTCCAATAGCTCCTACTTTTGATTTAGCTTTTCTATAAGCTAAAGCATCAAGTTCAGCTCTATAATTTAGCATTTTAAAAGCTTCATCAGCAGATAATAAAGCTCTACCAGGAAGATTAACTGCTTTACCAAAGTAATCTATAGCTTTTGCAACATTACCTTGAGCATTGAACAATTCAGGAGTAATAGCTCTATCATGTGGTTTAACCATATCTAACTTCATAGCACCATCACTAGGCCCATGTTTCATAGCATAATGCATTTGTCTAAAGAAATCAGGTAAAGTTGCTACATAAGACCAAGTTAATTGTGCAGCTTCTCCTAAAGTTACTCCATCAGCTGATACATTGGTAGCTGCTGCATACCATCGTTCAATAATACTAGACATAATAGCAGAAGTATTACCAGCTAAATTAATAATACTTGTTTTAAAACTAGATAATAAACCATTAATATAGATTTCAGATAAAACATCCCTAGTTTTAGCTTTAGTAGACATTAAAGTACTTTTAAATCTAGCCCTAGTTTGCATTTGTTCTGCTGAAAATATTTCAGTTAGTTTCTTTTCGGCTTTAAAAGCTTTAATCTGATCTAATATCTCTTGTTCTCTTGGAGTTCTGGTTCTTTTAGAAGTTTTATCTTTACCAGTTTGTAAATCCTTTAAATATTTTTCTAACCTCTTAATATTTTTATCGGCTTTTTGTTCATCAGTTAAAGGTTTTTGTTTTTTAAACCTTTCAGGATTTTCTTTCTTTTCAAATTCAGCAATCTCATCTAATTTAACCATAACTGAAGCTCTTTTTTTACCTAGTTCTGGTGTAGATGTAATAACATCATTCATCATTTTAGCTTTCATCAAATCAGCTTGACTAGCTAAATCACCCATGTCAGCTATATGTTTAAATTCAGCTAATCCTCTACCAAAAGCTGTGCCTAAGCCACTAGCTCCTCTTGCTGTCTCTACTGAGTTTACAGCTGCTGCTGTAAAAGCTTCGTAGTCTTTAGGGTCTTTACTTTTTAGGAAAGCTCTTCCTAATTTAAGACCTTTTTGTACTTGTATATCTGTTATTAATTTAGAAGATTGAATATAAGCTATAGCATTATCTACAGAACCAGTAACAGTCCTTAAATGTTTTACAAAAGCTTCAGGATCAACTCCCCAATACTTAGTGATTCTATTTATTTCTTCATCTAAAAACTGTCTTCTTGCTTGTTTACTAGCTTTAGATACATTTCTAGGTAATTTATCTTTCATAATCTCACCTAACTGAGAAATAACTGAAAGACGTTCTTGAGGAGAGTTAAGTTTAGTTATATTAAAAGGATTGAGAAGGTCTAAATCAATATCACTTAAAGTCTTACCTTCGATAACATCTGTAAAAACTTGAACATATTTACTTTTTTCTTCATCAGAAGCTTTATTATAAGTAGCAGCAAAATCTTCAACATCTTTATTAGCTTCTTTATATATAGCAGCATCTACACTATCTAACTTAGAACTAACATACGCAAGTTCTTCTTGTGGTAAATCCCTCATGGGATTAACATAGTTTTCTACAAAGTCTTCTGATAGAGTGTCTGATAGTTCTTTTGCTGCATCTTCATCATTAGTTATTTCTTTGACTGTTACTTTAGGTTTAGGAGTAGTTTCTTTTTGTTTACCAAAAACAGTATCACCTACAGAAGGATCAGTTTTAACAAAATCTGTATCTCCTTTAGTAATATTCTTTACAGCTTTAGTTCCTGCTTTTATAGTACCACCCATTAACCTAATAAAGCGGTCAAATAAAACAGTACCTATAACACCTGTTAATGCGTTTTTAGCTCTAGCTAAAGCTTCTGGATCATCAGTTTGTACTGCAAGATACTCTTTAATAGCAGCTCCAGCTCTACCATCTTCAGATACTCCTAAAGCTGATATAGCAAAATTAAACATATTGCCTTCCTCAGGATCAAAAGCAAAAGCATCTACAGGCATACCAGCAATCATAGAGTCAGCAGCAACTTTTAATTTAGGAGATTTTTTAAGTATATTAGCAGCTTTAGTAGCATAGGATACTGCTTTTACACTACCCAAATAAGGTATCCCAAATTGACCAAAAGTTTGAACTATAGCACTAAAGGTATCATCAGGTTTATTAAGATTAAATATATTTTCAGGGCCACCAGCAGCTTCAACTATTTCACCTACACTTTTAACAGCACCTATAGCTACATCTGGTAATATCTCTAATATATTTTGAATTAAACTATCATCATTTGGATTAGCATTTTGTTTTTCTAATTCTTCTTCGGCTAATGGTGCAACGTATTCTTCATGGGCTTTAGTATATTCATCAAGTTGCTGTTCTTCAGACCCTTGGTAATCAGCTTGTGCTTTACTAAAAGTATGAAAATCACTTGTGATACTTTCTATATCAGGTTTGACTATATCTACCATTATTTTTGACTTTCCATAAATTTACTAGGAGTTCCTTTACCTGATCTATTGTAATATTTCTTATAATATTTAGCTCGTTCTTTTAAAGTTTTAGGGATTACTGCTGGAATGGTGATTAAATATAATCTTGCAGCTAAAGTAGAATAAAAAGGTTTTCGTAAATCTTCCCATTTAACTTTAGTCCAATCAACACCACTAATATCTTTTATTTTTTTATACCATTTTTTTAGTTTAGGATGAGATTTAATATCTTGTGTCTTTGTAAATCCTATCTTATCAATTTGATAAATCCCACCATGATAATTTTTTCTAAAAGTATCTTGATGCTTACCTGAATGAGACTCATGTTTTGCAATTTCTTTTAGAAAACCTTTATCATCTGGAAATCCAATTTTATTTATTACCTTTATAGCTTCAGAAACTACTTCTTCCCCAGAAGCTTCAGATACAAATAAAGATTGTGCTGTCTTTAAAATGTTAATTGCAGTTTTTGTAAGACTATTTTTATCTATAGCTGGTTCATTTGTTTCTAGGGAAGGAGCAAAGGGAGCAATATCAGCATCGGAAATCCTAGGAACAACATCTGTATCATCAGGAAGCTTAGGACTAATTTCATTTGTTTTTAGTTCCTCTGTTTTTTTTAATGGAGTTGGTTTAGGACTAACATCAACTAACTGTCTTTCTTTTTTTAAATCAATAATATCAGTAGGTTTATCTCCACGTCTTCTTCCTACAAATTGTTGAAGACTTTGTGATACCTCTTTAGCAGCTGGTTTAATAACTTTTGTTCTTAAACCTTGAAGGAAATCTGTAAACGTATCCCAAGCAGAAGGTTGATCAAGTTTCATAGGTTGTTGTATTTCAGTTTGTCCTGCTAGTTTTCTAGCAGCTAAGTGTCTTCTAACCGCAGGATCAGGATTAACAATTTCTGCAATCTCAGGGATTGCTGTAGATACTTTTAAGTTTTCAGGGTTAGCACCAAAACTAGCTACTATTCTAGCTTTTTGGGCAGGAGAAGCACTTTTATATTCTTTTTGAATTTTTACTAGTTTTGCTTTTGCTTTATCATAAGCTTTTAATTCATCTGTAGCTTTCTTGCCATAATCTTCTTTAGCTTCTTTATTAGTAGAAAACAATCCTTTTTTAGAATTTATAAAATTAACTTGAGGTATCTCAGTTAAATCTTGATGATACATCATAAAACCTTCAACAAGTTTTTCTGCAAGAGGTTTTACTTTTTCTTTACCTGATTCTGCTACAGCTACAGCTGTTCCAAAAGGTTTATCAGTAATAGCATCTTGTATTAATCCTTGAGCTTGTTTTTGTGCTTCAGCTACTAGTTGATGAACAGGAACATCAGGATTATTTCTAATTAAAGATTCTAAAGCAGCACCTAAAGCAATCTGAGCATCTAATACTCTTCTTATTTTAAGACCTACTTCACCAGTTATTCCTAATTTTTTTCTAACTAATGGATTATTTAAGTCTACTTTCTTATCTCCAAATTTAGCTGCAAGTGCATTATATTTAGAGAGTAAGTCATATTCTTTAAGAGTAGATTTTAATATATTATCAAAACTCTGTGTTAGTTGTTTGATAGGTTCTTGAGCAAAAAACTCTTTTCTTCTTTCACCACGTCTTGTCTGTGGGTTAGCCTGAGCAGCAGCTTTTTCTATAGCTGTAGTTTTAAAACCTTGTTCTCCTGCATAAGCATAAAATCCTACACTATCAAATGTATCTGTAGCTGCATCATAAAAGTTATCAGCTCCAAATTTAACTAAAGGCCCAAAGTCAGCATGACCTATATCTTTTTTATTTTCACCACTAAAATGTGCATTGATATGTTTTGTAACAGCTCGTTGTTTAGCATCATCAGTTATACTGATAGCTAAATTTAAAGCTTCTTCTTTAGTTTTATATTTACCTGTAATTAAACCATCCTGAATATGGTCAGCAATTCGTATATTTCTAGCTTTATCATTGTCAGTTCTAGTTTTCTCTAAAGACTTTAAGGTAGACTTCAATCCTGAATTATAATCTTTATATACACCTTCTAATACCTTACCAAACTCAGACTGAGAATCTATTTCATCTTGTAATGTTACACCTTTTGTACTTCCTTTAACATTAGATATAATGTCTCTCATCAATCCTTCATTGACTAACTCAGGATTTTTAGCTATCTTTTTAAGTAACTCGTCACCAACTATAGTTAATGCTGTAGCTTTAATATCTTGTATATCAGCTCCTACATTAGTTCTTGAAATTTCAGTTACTGCTTTATTAAACCATTTAGAATTAATATGTTTAGCAGTCCAGCCTGAATGAAATTTACTAAGCTTTTGAGCGTATTGACTAGCAGATAATTCATTTCCTAATTCATCAGTATCAGAAACTTTAGGGATTAGTTCTTCCATAAAAGCTAAATGTTCTTTAAACAGTTGTCTAAAAGAACTAGAAGCTGTAGCCATTGCTTCTTGTTTCTTGTCTTTAGCTAGAAAAACATTAGCTTTTCCCATGATTTGACCAAACATGGTGTCCATGTCTGCAAACATTTCAGCTGCATTAACCTTAGAAATACTAGCTTTTCCTCCCTGTAAAATCCCTAATAATTGGTTTTTAAAAGAGGTTGCTCTAGTTTTTCTGTCAACACGATTATCACTTAAAATATCTGATCCTTCAATTAACAGAAAATCCTGCATTTGCTGTATTATTTTACCTTTAGTAGTTCTATCTACAGCTCTAGAATAAGCTAATTGAGCTTCAGGTTCTAAACCACCGGGCATTTCTTGTTCATAAGCTGCTGCTAATTCAGCAGTAATAGTATCATTATGAATTTGATCAGCTTGTCGTGTTCTAGCTAGTCTGGTAAATGAATCAGATAAAGAAGATAAACCTAAAGATAATCGTTGGTCATTTCTAGAAGTATCTAAAGGTTGTTGTACCGTTACATTAGTAACAGGAGCTGTTAAATCAGTTCGTATAGGATCAATTTTAAATATATTATCTTGAGGCATTATTCAGCTCCTCTAGCATGAATTTTACCATCAGCACCTGTGTAATATCCAAGATCAGTATATTTCTCAATGCCTAAACCTATAGTTTGAGCTACTAAACCAGTAGCATCTGGTACAGAAGTTAAACCAGAAAATGCTTGATTATTTTTACTTAAAGTTTCAAGTGTAGTATTTTTACGTCTTGTTTTAAAGTCGTTAAGTTCTGTTTGAAAGTTTAAATCTTTTCTAGCTAAAGCTTCTAATCCTTGTCTTTGTATATTTTGTACTCTTGCCAAACCTGAACCTATAGTAGAGTCTCCACCTTGAGATTCCATTTGAGCCATAGCCGTAGCTTTAGCAGCTCTAATTTGTTTGTATATAGCTGCAACATCAAAAGATCGTTTAGCTGTAGTTAACATCTGTTCTTCATTAATATGAAGAAAAGAATTATAAGCTAATTGATTATTTAATGCAGCCTGTCTATTAGCTGTATCTATACGAGTATAGTGGTCTCTAACATCTGCTTGATAAGAAGTATATTGATTCATTACACCTAAACCAAAAGATGCTAACTGTAGCATTTCGTATGACATCAGGCTAACCTACAGAATTCATAGAACTTCACGTTATTAATAACCTTTTCTCCAAGTATCTTAAAGCCACACCATTTGATCCACTTAAGGTGTACTTTATTTCTTGAGTCAATAATATTACAGAGATGTGGATATACGCTATTCATACCTTCTACCTCTGATCTTGATTGTTTAAGGAAAGCAGTCTTGATCTTAACAAGACCATCAGTACCTAGCATCCACACTTGACCACACTTAGCTGACAACGGGACTACACCATAGATACCTACTACTCTACCTCTATTGTCTATAATAGAACGGCAGATAGTACTATTGCCATATCCTAAAGCTAAGGCTTGATTTACTTTATGTCCTAATGCCTCAACCTCACGTCTATCTTCATATCTAAGATGTAATGAAAGACAAGTTAAATCATCTAACTGTGATTCTCTATGGTAAGGCTTCATGTTATCTCCTGCTTACTGTCCTCACTACATAGTTACCTTCCCAATCTGCACCCGTAAGAGCAAGTGGTAGGTATGAGTTAGACACAACTTCTAATTTTAAACTTTTAGCATCAGCTAGTATTAACTTCTTAAAGTTACCAGTTTCAAATGGTATAGTACCTATGGTATTCAAAGCTGACCCTAGTATTCTACCAGTAAACTTATGGGTAAATGCGTCTCTACCAGGAGCTGTGACTTTAAATTCAAAGTAACCAGTTTTAAAATAGTTAATGTTAAACTTACGAATCTTTAGTATACCACCAGATAAAGAACTAAGTCTTCCTTGTACTTCTGTCTTAATAGTAGGCTCAGTAAACTCATATAAGAACTGATATTCCTTACCTACAAAAGCAGAGCCAGCTGAGTAATCTCCAGTAGCAGTTACTGTAGTAGCAGTAGTTTGAGTTAACCCTTGTACTTGTGCTCCTTCTTTACCTTCCCAAGCTGCTCCTAAGACTACTCTGAAAGTTGATCCAAAGTCATCTGGATAAGGCAATGTCCAACTAGTAGTATCAGCACCAGAGTTATATACTCCGGTAAGTTCTACAGCCCTATCTAGTAATACCTTAAAACTTAATTGAGTTGAACTCTCAGTTAAGTCTGTAAGGTTGGCATCTTGTAAAGACATCTTGTCTAGATAAGTACCATCAGGTCTAACAATAACAAAGTAAGCTATATGATCCATTACGGTCATACCTATTACTTTTTCTTCATCTTTAAATTTCCACTTAGACCAAGAGCTTAATTTCTTCTGTCCTTGTTGAAAGAGAAACTTGTATAAGAATACTTCATTTAAGTTCTCATCAGACAGTATAAACATAAAGTCATCATGAGGTACAATCTCAAAACCTTTACCTTTGATATAACTAGGTACATGAGACGTAATATTTTCTGCTGTTTCTTCTTGTAAATCTTCTACTATACCGAACTCTCGTAGCACAGAGAAGCCATCATTCTCATCAGAGAAGTAAACCTTCCTACCGTTAACTACAGGTTGTACTAGTTTATCATGTTCATACTCAGTAAGCAAAGAGAGCTTGGCATTAGTAGGAGTAAGACCACCAGCTGCAAACTCAGTCAACTTAAACTGTCCAAAGTCACTAAATAATACTAGGTCTTCATTGAATGGTACAGCATTATGTAGAATACTAACTTTATTAGTAGGGGCTGCCAAATCAATCATGTCTGTATCTAATAGATCAGTAGCCGTAGTAGCATAGAAGTTGAAATGCTCACCTAACTCAGACAATATAATGTTTTCATTTGCTAGAAACCCTAGTCTGTTCTTGTGGAAGAACATATCATTAAGGGTCTCACCTACAAAAGTAGGATCAGGAGCTGTTACTTCATCTCCTGCTAGTCTCTCTGTCCATGTAATAGTAGATAAAGAGAATACAGTTTCACCATAGTCAGCACTAAAAGCATCATCCCAAGGGTCTTCTGAAGTTCTAACCAACTGTAGAGGCATGGTAGTACCATCTAAGCTATTAGCTAATCCTGGTGCTACAGTCTCTACCCACTCACCTACGTCTTCATCAGCTTGGTTATTATGTTTAATCCAGTAATCATCAGTACCGGAGCTAGGGTCTCCTGTAATCTTAATAGTAAAACCATCTTTAGTTCTAGCAGGAAGGTCTGTAAAGTCTACTACACTATCTTTAATAGCTATCATGTTAGCCTCAGGAGCTTCTGCATGAAGCGTAAAGTCTGCCCCATCTGATCTGGTTACATGAACATTACTACTACCAAATTTAGTAACAGTAAAACCAGAAACACTACTCATGGCTGTAGCCACATTTGTAACTAAAGTATCAGCATCAGCGTCAGCTGATATAGAACCTACTGAGACTCCATTTAAGAAGACTTTAAAGGTAGTGGCAGAGGAGGCTTGCTTTACAAAAACAATGCCTTCAGGGTCTCTTGAGGAGCTTACAGTAGAACTCTTAGCTACTGTCTGATTCTTGTTTAATATAAAAGTATAATCAGCTACTGTAAATAATCTTAAGTTATCCCTAGCATCACTTGTGGTAATATATGTAAGTGCATCTCCTGTGTCACCACTTATACTCTGTGAGTTACCACTTAAATCTGTTAGCTCTATTTGTGTGCCAGTAAAATCACTAGAAAATGCAGTATCAAACTGGTCTGAAGCCATTACTAATACAAACCTTTCGGTATCACTTCTGTCTATGAAATGTACTTTAGCATCTGTATCTGTCTTATTAGTTATCTTAGCAACGTGCTCTAATGGAGGTCTCTTTTTAAGACCTTCAGCAATAGTAACCATGCCATTCTCTTGTACTTCACATTGAGAAGCAAGTCTTAGACTAGGTGGTTGCTGAGAAACTCCATTTATTAGATTGCTTATTTGCTCTGTAATTAAGGGCATCTACCATAATTTCCGGTGAAGCTGAGTCGTATTTAACATATCTAATGTCCCATAAGCTACGTTTAATCCTGATCGTTCTGCATCATCATCTAACAGATCAGCATAGGCTTCTGCTTCTTCTTGTCTGTTTACAGTTTCAGCTGATACTTGTCCTATAATTTCCTCTTGGAAAATCCTAGCAGCTCTAGTAGTTACGTATTGTCTAAAGGTATTAGGTGTATCTACAAAGTCTAGTAAGGTAATAGTAACAGCATTGTTTAAATTCTTAGTCCAAGTAAAAGTATTGTTATCTAGATCATAAGCATACATACTACCAGACCTACCCCTAATGGTCATTAGTTGGCCCGGTTGATACACAGAAAGAATAGACTCACTAAGTGGAATCCTATTGTCACTATCCCTAGTTAACACTACGTCCCACTCTGTATTAAAATGCCATCCCTTTTGTTGAGCTGCTCTGTTTACATTAGAAAGCAATTTCTTAGCTTGAGTTACTTCTACTGTAGTAGCTGTTTCAAGACTAGATACAGCAGCTTCACCTATAGCAGCCAGAAGTATATTAACAGCTTCAAGCTCTGTCATAGGTGTTAAGGATATAAAAGCCATTTTAAGTTACCAGACTGTGAGCTGTTAGTTGACACATACGACAAGTAATATTGTCAGTAGAGTCTACGTTACCAATGAATACACTTAGGTAATCATTAGTTGCCATTGAAGCAAATCCTGAGACTGCTATAGGTACAGAGTTAACAGTTACAGAAGGAGTAATACCACCTATTTTAGCTCCCGTAACTATTGTTCCATTTTTAGCTACTGCCATTACTAATTCTTTACTAACAGCAGAAGTATTAAGTTCAACCATAGCACTACAATCAAACTTTACATTTGTTGTAGGTGTACCTGTATATCTTAAACGTCCATCTGCATTCATATCAAATTCATTAGCAGTAGGAGCTGTACTTAAAGTAAACGTACCACCTGTAGTTACTTCAACCATGTTAGTTAAAGAAGAAGGAGTTACGTTTGCTTGTCCTGAAATCGTTGTTGATCCAGCTGTACTTAAATAGATGCTTCCTTGTTTAACTTGACAGGTCTCAACAAGATCACGCAAGTCCTGAGGTGTAATAGAACCAGCTGCTTGACCATCTTGAAACAAGTTAGTAACTAGAGCACTTACGGTTCTACTTGTATCAGTCATTGTGTCCTCAAATAAAAAACAAGGAGCCTAAGTTGCCCTAGGCTCCTCTTAGATTAACTCTCAGTAACAGTAGTTCCACTACCACTACCTTGTATCATAATATTAAATCCACCAGTACAGGCTGTAGACCCACTTGCAGATTTAGCAGCTAAACGTACAATAGATTTAGCTGGACAAACAAAAGGTACATTACCAGGAAATGAAAAGAATCCTGGCACTACTTGTGACGTTGTAGCAATGTCATTGTCTGGTTCAGACACATACATTTCCGCTACAGTATCCCAAGTTTCTGAACTAGCTGCGCCTTGAAGCCCATGTCGAGCAATCTGGAGAGCAAAGTAAGCTCCACCAGCAGACGTAGCTACAGCGGTTACGTTTCCCCAAAAGCCATGAACATATCCCGTATGTCCAGCTGGTATCTTCCACCAGCAGTTATGAATACCATAGTCTCCTGCTTCTATGAGACCTAAGTTATTTCCAGCAGCATCATTGGAGAAAGTTAGCGTACCAGCAGCAGCCAAACCAGAGCCAGCAGCTGTGATGTACGCTTCGTTAACAAAAGTCCAAGTGGTATCACCTTGCTCAACAATACCTGTGCCGTTCAAAGTCAGATCAGCTTCTTTAATATTAAAAGAAGTATCCAATCCTTTGACCTTTACAGTCTGAGCACCAGTTCCAGCAGGAGAACCATCGTCAGCAGCATCACCACCAACAACTTCTATACCATCTCCAGCTGTACCTAGCTGAGTAATATCAGCATTGAGGTTTGTCATTAACTCATAAGATGTACCAACAGTAGCATTATCAGCATACACCGTATGCAATGATACATTAGTAACTGTTTGGGCAGCAACTGATAAAGGATCAGCTACAGCAGCAATATCAACCATAATCTGTCTCCTTTAATTTATGAGGTTTTAAATTCAACACAACCTTCAGGACGGATAAATCCGTGTCCCATTGCATACTTAGCTACAATGATCCAACCCTGATTCTTAATGCTGTATTCAGTTTCAACTGCAAGGTTCAACAACTTAACAGTAGCTACAGATGACTTGTGCATAACGAGTGCTTTAGTCGTACTGAAGTTACCATCATGTGTCGTTACTTGGGCTGAACTAATATTACTAATAGGTAGGTTATTAGTCTTCACAATGTGAACACCAGCTACCTTCATTACTTCACCTTCTGCATAAACTCCACGTCCACCCCAATCACGATTGATCAGGTCAGTAGTCTCAGCCATGAGGTAATACTGAGCAGGACGAACAAACATATACCTATCACTCTCAGGTACATTATTCTCATCCAGTTGTTCAGCAGCATCAAACAGACCACCACCTAATGTAGCACCGGAAGTACCATAAGAAGAGTTAGTAAGTACAGAACCACCATTACCACCACTAACCAACGTAGCTGAACGTGCTCCTAATACTCCTTGTTGTAATACATTTTGATCCCATTGTGTACCCAAGGCAATACCAGCTTCCTTAGCGTAAATAGAACGTACCTCAAAGTGAGACATAGCCTCATCAAGGTTGTTCACAAAGTGATCAGCAATGAGGAGACCATCAATAGAGATGACCTTCTCGTTCTTGTGGATGATCGTACCATCCAATTCAATACCAGTAGTTCCAGTATCACCTGAGCCATTGATATAGGCATACTCAGTAGCAGCAGTTTTCCATACTAGAGGAAACTGTGCAGAGATACCACTAGAGATACTACGGATAACGTGTTTATCCATAGTTACACTAGCTTGTTCAAAAGCAGTCAATACTTCTCCTGCATATACTTTAAGAAATAATGCAGAGGAATCACCAGTAGAGTTTTGCTGACCTGTCCTTGTCATAGTAAGGACGGGTGCAGTAGTATTCGTAACTGACATACTGTTCTCCTAGTTTTAATTAATAAAAAGTATCTAACAAAATTAGCTACACTTTTCTTTAACTTTCAACTAGAAGTTATCAACCGCAGCTGGCTTCTGTTTACTTGTTTAAATACTTTATAGCAGTACTACTTATAGTCTCCCTTGAGAGAATATATCTGATCGTTCTAATTTACCTAGTACGTCCTGCCTATAAGCAGTATCATACTCATACCTTGGGTCTTTCATAGCAGCAGTTACTTCAGCATTAGACCTGAAGACATCTCCTGAACCCTCAGGTTCAGCTTGTGTGCCTCCATAAGTCGTGCCTTCACTACCAGCTGTGTTGGTATAATCAGAACGTAAACCTTTAGCTGCCATAATAGCAGTATTAACATCACCACTATTTACAGCTCTATCGTAAGCTTGTATTTGTTCTGGACTGTAGTTAGACTTAGCCCATTCTACCATGTTGCTATACTCAGCATCTCCACCTACAGATGCTTTAACATTGTTACCTATTTGTTCACCTAAAGCTTTGACTCCAGCAATATATGTATCAGCATACTCTCTACTGATACCAGCATCTTCTAGTTGCTTGTAACTTTGATCTGTTAAAGCACCAGTAGACATATACTCTTGTTGTAAAGCAGCCATATCAAACTTACCTTCTTCTACTTCAGGAGCTTGAGGTATACTTAAGTCTGATTCTACAGCTTCTACTTCAGGTTGTGCAGGTTGACCTAATTTCTTTTCTAGTTCTTGGTAGCTCTGCATAAGTTTGTCATAGTCACCACCAAACTTATCTTGAGGTTCCATTCCTGGTGGAGTAATTTCCTTCTCTTCCACCAAGTCTATCATCTCTTGATTGTGTGCTTCTTCAGCACTTACATCTACTTGTTCACTCTCAACCGTCAGTTGGTTTGCCATATCGTTCTCCATAAGTTTCTTTAATTGTCCCATTGCGTAGCTGTATCCTAGTGTACGTTGATGGGAGAGAACCTTGTGTCCTAACTTCAGGTTTCTGCTCTAACACTTTACTAACTACTTCAGCATCTTTTAGCTCTGCCTTACTTGTAATAGACCTAGCTATCTTATCTTTTTCTTTGACTTTTTCTTTCTTATTTGTATCTTTAGTTCTGCTCACTTTGTTGTGCTCCTTGTCGAATCATTTCACCACCCTGTGTAACAGCATTGGGTGTAGCAGCTTTCATCATCTCTGCTTGTTGTTGTGCTTGTTGGGCTTGTTGTCTCTCTTGTTGTACTTGTTCCTCACTCTTGATGAGTCCCTTCATGTCTATACCAAAGCCTACTCCTAGACGTTTAAGAACGTCACTAGCATTAGTATATCCTAGTACAGCTTCTGGCCCTAAAATCTGTGTGGCAGTCTGAAGAAAAGTAGCCAGCTTGTTGGCATCATTACCTCTACCTAGTGCTTCAAACCCCGTTATGATCACAGGTTCTACTGTACCCTCAGGTAACTTAGGTAATTTCTTTTCTCTTTCCAAGACTGCTATAATTCGTTTGACTAGTGGTAACTGAAGTTCATGTGAAAGAAGACTATAGATACCACCTAGACTAGTCTCTAGTTCATTAGCTAGAAACCGGATCTCTTCAGCGGTTACTCTCTCAGCATCCCTTTGTACACTTTGGTTTAACAAGAAGGCAGCAGCTAGTCTGCGCTCTACACCTTCCATTGTTTCTCTTGCTACTCTGAAGTCACTAAACTTTTCTACTTGTACTACTGTGACATCATCTTTGTTACCCTGTCTAACAGCTAGGTTAGGTGCGTTACTGATAGTACGCATCTTGGTAGTACCATTGGGTTTAACTAAGAACAATACCTTAGCAGCAGCAGCTGTACCCTCAATGATAGCTTTACTTAATCCTTCTACTGTTTTAAGATCACCTAAATATTCCTCTACAAACCCACGTCCATAGTCCTCACCATCAATAGCATTGTATCGTAAAGCTAACCAAGGGTTTTTATCTACAGGATACTCAGAGTCTGTACCAGGAATTCTTTTATCGTTTACTTCTTGTCTTACTTTTATCTTGTCACCTACACGTCTAACTGAAGTGTAGAGACTTAATTCTTTTTCATTACCATCAGCAGAAGTACCAGTTTCTTTAGGTGGAGCTGAGTTAAACAAGTCTTTATACAGCTCTCTACTCATTTGTTCTTTGACTACTATCTCTAGTACAACCCCTTGAGGATCACGTCTAACTACATACTGATCTAAATGAAATACTCTTATAGCATTGTTCTTATCAGCATGGAGTACAGCATTACCTGTAATAAGTAGATGACGTATACACTCATTGAGTGGTACACGCATAGCCTTACCTTCTATCTCATCCATGACTGCTCTCTCCATAGAGTTCAGTCCTTCTTCTACCGGAGCACGTTGTTGTTGTAACTCTTCTAGCGTGAAGTCATCTATTTGAAACTTAAAGAATGGAGAATTCGGTGGGAACAAAGTCAATAATAATTTTGCTGTTAAATTATTTATGCCCCTTGCTCCTACCCCTTGATATGGAGTAGGTAATGTCTGATTGTATGTAGCATTTCTAGGAAGAATAAAAGGTAAAGTTAACTCAGCTGCATCCCAAGCTTCCTCCAAGAATGTCTGTCTAAATACAGCAAGGTCACTATATTTTTTACTTAGTGCAGTTTCTTGTGTCATGCTAGTTGTAGTCCTGTGGATGCAAAAGCAGACGTGTCAATACTAAGATCACCCACGTCTTCTTGAGATAGTTTACGTTGTCTACTTCTTTGGATAGCCTCAGCTAAAGAAGCTGCTGCCTGTCTACCACCACTACCTGTGGTTTCTATTTGTTGACTATTATATTGTTGAGCATACTGAGAAACAGGAGTGTAACCTGAGTAGTCTGGAGTTTTAGGAGCCATCATGCCCATAGCCATTGACCCACCTAAACTCATAGCTCCAAATCCTAATGCCCCTGCTTGAGTGACACTACTTCCAACGGCATTGATAAAAGATGTAGAGGTACTAGCACCTAAAGTACTACCAATACCAGAAGCAGTAGAGCCAGCACCTAAGCCACCCATACCACCAGTGACTCCACCCATTGCACCGCCTATTAATGCTCCTTGTAATACATCACCACCAGTAGCAGCTGCACCAATAGCTCCAGTTGCTGCACCAATACCAATACCAATGGAAATTGGATCACACATAGTCTAACCTATATTCAATCCAGTTGGCCCACCTGCACCAGGAGTCCTGAACCTCGATTTACCTGTAGCTCTCCTTGATGTCCTAGTCTTAGCTTTAGTAGTTGCTTTTTCTGTAGGACTCTTAGCACTTAAATTTGCTATAGGAGCTGGAGGGCTGGGAGGTGGAGGAGGAGGAGGGGGTGGGGGAGGGGTTGGGGGTGCTCCTCCCATACACATAAGGACTGACAATAGGTGTAACACTATGTTCTCCTAACTTGTATTAATATTAATTTGTTCTGTATTTCTAAACTGTGCTTCTCTTAATTCTTCCTGTTTATCTTTTAACCAATGTAAAATTTTAAGTTGACCTTTAAGTTCACAAGTTTCATCCCAAGTATCACAAGAGTAAACCAAATGAGACCCAAATCTATCTTCTAAAATTCTAATTAGACCATTGGTAATAACTATATCATTCTCAAAATCCATGTAAGGCTCTCCTAAAGACTTGATATTTATGACATGGCTATGTCATCATTATTTAGTAGGACACACACCAGTAACACACTCATCATTTTCTATCTCATGTGAACTATCAGTAGAACTAAAATCTACTTCAGTTAACTGTGAGACGTACTCATTGTATGCTTCTTCTGTTACAACTTCTTGCGGTAGGTACGAATAGACGGTATTAGTAATGGGAAGAAAGCTAACACCAACGTAGCTAGACCAATTATCCTTAAGCCAATTTCTAATAGCAGGGATTTCATCCTCTTTATAATAAACTGAAATCGAGCAGTTCTGTTCAACGTAAGAATCCATGAGTAACTTGTATCGTTCCAACTGTTCAATAGCCGTCTCGTCATTAACATATTTATCTCCCTCTTTAGAAAACCTAATGTTCTCCCAAGCTACAGGAAAAGTAACAATAACATTATGTTCATCAATAGGATTAGTAACCACATGATACCCTGCTTCTCTCAGCTTAGGTAACATAGGATCATTAACAGAAAAGTTAACATTGTTAAAGATATACTTACCGATAGGTTTATGGCATCCTTCAGTAGTATCCATAATCTTACTCAATGTACCACTAGGTTTAATAGTAGTGACATTCTTAGGACGTTGAGTACCTAGCTCGTCTGCCATTGAGTAAGCCCCGTGTATTGCTATGTTTTTAAATCTCTTATAATCGTATTCATTAAGGTCATCTCTGGTGGTGATTCCCGTAAGACCAACTCCACAGAGTCTGAGATATTCGTTGTTCTCATGCCATGTTCTTTGTAGGATTCCATCATCAAGGTTGACAAGCGTTTGCCTATAGTTCGCCCTAGCTGTAACATAGATTGCTCTATCGAGTCCTCCGTTGTCATCTCTGAACTTTCCAATATCCACTTCGGTAAGATTACAGAAAGCTTTATTTCCAAGGAGGATTTCTGCACATGGGTTGACTCCTGAAAACCAAGGTGCTCTTCTTCTTGCTTCTTTTCCATTGATAATTCCTGGTTCTGAACCTCCGCTTTCTTTAATAATCTCAAAGACCTGTCCCAGTTGTGCATCAGTAGGCTCCTTCCAAAAGACTACGCTGTTATTAGATTGAGAACGGTGGGGAGAAGATGTTAGATCATCTTTAGCTCTTGCGAACTGTTCCCACTCTGGAGTATCATGGTAAACCAAAGCTATCTCAGCTGACCTACGAGAAGATAGCACCGTTCCTAACCAGTTCATTACATCAAGTATATCCATCTTACTTAGTAGCTGTCCAGACTTCTTGTTTAGAATCCCAACGATTGAGGAAAATGCCTTTGCAAGGGGAGCATCTCCTGAGCTGATCCATCCATAACCAGACAATCTGAGGCCAGCAGGTCTGAGTTGTGTGAGATCGAGTACGAACTTTGTAGTTTTCCCTTTGTAAGCGAGAAGCTTACCGATACTTTTTGCCCATGCTTCAGCGGAGTCTCCAACAACAAGAGTCCAAGTCCCGGTATCGGCATCGAAAGATTCTTTGTTTCCTTCATGTCCTCCTTTCTTGGTTCTCTTAGAGCGGATAACTTGAACTTCTGAGATTGGGGATGTAAATCCTGACAGCGTACCGACAACTGGCGTAAAGCCAACTCCGCATCCCTGCAACAAGAGCCACAAGCTATCAACGACATCATGTATAGTCTCCACTTTAAGATGAGCACAATTAAACTGACTAGCTTCTCTTTTCTTAGAGAGATCAGTTCCTCCTAACCATAATGTCCTACCAGATACCATAACCTTACGTTCTAACATCAACTGACGTAATTCTTTAAGCTCTGTAAATCCATCATGTCCTTCTATAGAAAAGAAAGAACTATACTCATTCTTAAATCCAGCAGCTCTAGCCCACAACCATTTTTGGTGATCTATAACTCTATCTACAGTCTGCTCCCACGTCTCATAGCCTGTCTCCGTAGGTCTATTGTAGGTACGTCTTGTTATTACTTGTGCTCTAACTGATGGTTGAGTCAATTAATTAATCCCTCCAGTATCGGAGGCTCATAGTTCAAGCCCTTCTGGACTTTACCATTAGCATCCTTGATTAGTGGTAGCTTACTCATGTTAGACTTATGGACTAATTCAAATGCTTTATCAAAGTCCATACCAAATGATACTGCCATACCTTTAATCACATACACAACGTCACACATTTCTTTAAGTAAGTCTTGCATCATAACATTACGTTCTTCTGTATTAGTAGTAGTTTCAATATCAAGAGCTGCACTTGCCAGTTCTTGTATCTCTTCAAAGATGAGCCGTAACCTAAAGTTCATTAACTCTTTGCTGTAAGGTTGATCAATGGCTAACTCCATCTTCTTATGAAACTCTCTAACTTTTTTCATTATAATAATACTCCTTCATCATCTCAATACATTTTATTGCTTTGTTTAAATCTTCAACACCATTCTTATCACGGTGTCGTACTACATATTTAACTACACTACCTACGTCCATCCCTAATTGATTCTCTATAATAAAAGTCCAAGGATCAATCTTATATTTAGCATAGTAACTAGGACGTATGTTAGTACTACCACCTTTCCATTGATCATTCAACTGATCTTCTCCAAATTTCTTACAATAAGCTAAGTGATCATAATCATCTTGTCCACACTCTTCACAATACATTAATTTCTTGACGGCTCCCATAGAATTACCTCCTCAGTTTTAAAGTTATAATCATCAGCTCGTAATATCTTAGCTACTCTTGCTTGTACTAAGGCATCTTCCTCAGTAAGACCAGCCTTATTAAAAGATGCTAGAACATTATCCCAAGTAGGATTCTTAAGTACCTCTACTGCTTTCTTAGGGCCAACACCAGGACAACCTTTATAGTTGTCAGTATTGTCACCCACTAATGTCTGATACAAGTGCATATAATCTGCAAGAGTTTCAGTCACAGTCTCAGTCACCTCAGTATCCATGTTAAAGTATTCACATGGTATCGTCAACATATCTTTATCAATACTAACAATAACATTCCTAGAGTAACTACCATCAGTAGCTAGTATACCTAGAGCATCATCAGCTTCACACTCATTTAACGTAAAGGTAGTGTAAGTTTCTTTAAGATACTCCACTAGAAAATGATAACCTAACGGTTTCTTTGTAGCTTTTCTGTTACCTTTATATTCCTCTAAAATTTTATGCCGAAAATATTTTGACCCTTTTGGAGAGAAACATATGATAAGAGTAGATATACCTATCTTCTCCTGCCAATACCTTATGCTACTATCTGCTTGAGCTTTAAGCTCTGCTAAGTTAGTAGCTGTAGTTACAATACCATCAGGCCATTCTACCTCATTCTGAACAGCCCAACAAGTTCTGTATGTAAGTATGTCTCCGTCTATTAATAGCCGTGAAGTCTTCATTCACATCTCCCATGTTAGCGTGTCTTTGATAGTGACAGTTCTCACATACATAGACACATTTAAGTATTTCGGTAAATAATTTAAATTTATCAGGCTCACAAGCCCCTCCCTGTAGAATGTTAAAAAGCTTATCTTTAGGATTTAGATGATGAAAATGTAAAGCCCTAGTAGTATTAACAAGTCCACAATCTTGACAAGTATAACAAAACAACCAAGCTAAAAAACTTTTTCTAACTTCCCGTCTATACTTCTGATAAGCATTTGCATCCTTTCTTCCTTTATGTTGATTGTTTGGATTACTTTTATATAAAATAGTGTTGACTTGTTTCATAAATACTACCAAGTCTTCTAAAGTTTTAATGTGTTTCAGCCCATGTTTTTCCAATATGGCTAGTTGCGGAAAGTGGGCAGTCAAATTCAAAGTATTGTCCTGCTCTGGAAATAGCTTCAGCTGAGTGTTTTGCGATTTCTTCTGCATATTCTTCTTTAACCTCTATTTGAAACTCATCATGAATGTTAGCTACAAACTCATAGTCACCTTCCTTGTAGTGCATCTTCAGACGTTCATCTAATAAGATTAAAGCCTTCTTCATAAGAATAGCTCCTGCACTTTGCAACAACGTATTTAAAGCAGAGTGTTCTGAACGTATGTGTAGTTCCCTACCGTCAAGTCCAATGAGATGCCCACGTCTACGGTAGACTTGCTTAACCTTTTTGGTAAGCTCCATAAGGCCCCTGATTCCAGATAACAGGGCAGCTCTGCCTTGTTTGCCTCTCTTTGCACCACCCCCAAGAATTTTACCAAGTTTTTGATCTCCTGCCCCGTAAATGAAAGCGTAGAAAAAAGTCTTTGCAATATCTCTTGATGATAGTCCAAGTGCATCTCTATTGAGGGAGTGAACGTCACTACCCTTGTCCTTAGTACCATCGACTGCTGCTTGGGCATATATACCTCCATCATATTTTTTAAGGTATCCTGCTAGTGCTCTAAGTTCTAAACCATCAGCATCACAACCAACCAATACACGATCTTTACCAGCTCTAAACAAACTACGACACTCAGTACCATACGGACTGTATGATGCAGGGACTTGTGCCACATTAGGACTGCTATGAGTACAACGACCAGTGACTGCCCCATTTGTATTAACTGATCCGTATATTCTGCCATCACGTTCAAGTTTAAGCCAAGCATGGTTTCCCTCCGCTAATTGTGAAACACGTTTAGAAATCAGGAAGTGTTCTTTCAGTTCCTGACAATTAGGTAACTGTAACTTCCTTAAAACTGATTCATCTATTTTAGGTTTACCACTAGCTGTAAACTCTGTAGGTCTCCAGCCTTGCTTCATTAGACATCTAGAAATATGATCTCTGGAATTAGGATTAAATTCTACACGTTTAATTTTATTATAAATAGAACCTTTACTTGTACCTCTTTTTTTATTACTTACTTTAGGAGTAACCTCCCCTTCTGAAATAAACCAACTACCATAACTATTCCTAAGTTGAGATCCTAACTCTTCTTGTCTCTTAAGTAATCTAACATATAGTTCTTTAGCTTTGTTAACATTAAAAGCATAACCATGTTCTACCTGTCTTTGAATTATCTGTGCAAATTTATGTTCTATGTCTACAGCTTCTAAAGAATATTCCATAACATCAAAATGATATTTAAGATGAGCTGATACACTAACATCCTGTACACAATAATCTGCCATAGCAGGAGTAAACTTATGCCACACATCATCATCCTGTGTACCTAAACTTTTCTTAAGCACACCTATTCTTTGACCCCAAGCTTTCAGACTATGTGACCCATACAATTTAGTATCAATACATTTTTCTTTAACATCAATTTCATACAAGTTAGTATGGCACAACCTAGAGAGTACAAGAGTATCAATAATCTGTGTACTCTTACTAGGTGTCCACCCTAAGATTTTCTTTAGTACTGGTAGATCATAACCTATAATATTATGTCCAGTAATAGACTTAGCAGAACTCATAATTTCTAAGGCATCATCTAAACAATCATAGGGTTCCTGGTTAGAAAATACTTGTCCTGCTTGAGCTTCAACTACTGACATACCGATACAATGTATCTTACTTACATCCGGTAATAAACCATCTGTCTCTATATCAATAATTAAATCTAAACTCATGGTCTCTCCTGAAAAATTTTATCTTTAGGGTAAACGTAGTCTTCTAATTTAGAAAGCCTCTCGTTCATCTGGTCTAAAACTCTTTTCATTACATTCTCTGAGCCTTCCTGTAGTTGTATCGTAGTACAACCTTCCTGCAAGTCCCGTAGATGAGCCTTTATATCTTGCCTTAAGTACTCTAATAGAGGTCTCACCGTCCGACTGCTGGTCTCTCTCAAGTCCAATGACGAAATCACTGAGTTGAGCAATGCTTCCTGACCCTCTAAGATCGCTGAGAGTGACTTGTTTTCCATCTTCATGTCCCTTTCCTTGTTGAGGTCTCTTTAAATGAGAGACAATAAACATACCAATATTAAGTTCTTCAACTAATGACCTAAGTTGTGTCATGATATTATCTATTAATCTTCTTTCATCTCCACCTTCAATTCCGCTGACCATAATACTGAGATGATCAAGAACAATCCAAGACACATTGCAGGAGTGAACGAGATAACGAATACGACTAGCCAGAACATCAGCATCTAGACTCCCCCAATGATCATACAAATATAATCTGTTATCTGCAAATACCTTTTCCCAAATACCTCTCCTGTACTCTTCATCTAAATCCTTTTCTAAATGTAACATTTTATTTGCTTCAATAGACATGAAGTCTACGGCAGCTTGTCTAACAGATTCCTCCAATGCAATATAACCGACAGTCTCACCCTTACTGAGAAGATAAGAAGCGATTTCTTTAACAGCTGTAGATTTACCTGCACCAGTTCCTGCACAGAACGTAACAATTTCACCTTTTCTTGCTCCTAAAGTTTTATTATTTAATTCCTGCCAAGGATACTCATGGTCACTAGCAGTCATAGGACAATTAACCAAGTCCCATGTGTCAGCCCCTGCTATGATACCATCTGGTCTATGTACTCTAGCTCTCCAGATAGCATCTACTACTGCCGATCCTCCTTCTTCTGTAAGTAACAGGTTGGCATCCTTCTTTCCCAATCTGGCAATCTTACACCTTCCTGGTGGGAATAGTTCAGCCACTTCTTGAGCTGCTTTCTGACCGGACTTGTCCATGTCAAACATGAGAATCGTTTCTTCAAAACCAAGTAACCACTCCAAATTTTTTGCAACAACTTTTTTTGCAGACTTGTCACCATTTGGAATGGAGACCACAGGCCACTTACAGTTCTGAGCTTCTGCAATACTAAGTGCATCTATTTCTCCTGTAGTTATACATATCTTCTTACCACTACTCCATAAGTGTTGGCCCCATAAGTCAGAGCAATCACCTAGAGTTCTAAAATCTTTATTCTTTAATCGAACCTTCTGTCCTACGACTTCTCCGTTTTTAACAAACGCTGCAATGTGCGCTCGTTCTCCATTGTATTCCCCAATTTTATACCCGAATTTCCTACAAGTAGATTCCGATATTTTTCTCTTTGGTATTTCTTTGAAATCTCCTCTAACTGGGATAAAAGTCTTTGGGTTTTTAGGTGGGCTGTTCTGATAATCAGTAGAAGGGTTACTATTGCTATGCTCATAATGATCACAGTCAATACTAAAACAGAAAGCGTGTCCATCGTCATACCTCGCTAAGTTATCCTTTGATCCACAGGAAGGACAGGGTTCATGTCGTATGCAGACACTCTCTGATCCAACTGTCTGGTATGCTTCCTTTGGAAAAGCTAAATCCATGTTTTTTGCACCACTCTCCATATGTTGTCTTGGCTCCCTTGTATAGTTTTTGATTCGGGTTAGTAAAGACAAACCTTATATCCAACTGAGGGTGTTGCTCCTTAAGCAGAAGGTGTTTAGTTCTGTCTGACCCAAGGAACCTACCCTTAGTTTCGATATAAAACTTAACCCCTTTGCCTTTTAAAATAAAATCAGGAGTATAAGTTTTTACTTTAGGAGTATACGGGATACGTTCAGTCTCATATTCCCACCTGACCTTAGCAGAGTTAAGCTGTGCTCCTACTGAAGATTCAAGTCCTGAACGATACCCCTCTTTCATACCCCTACGCAACTGACTGCTAGAAATCTTCTTCATCTTCATCTACTACATCCTCTGCTTCTTCAAATTCATCCTTAGGTGCTACATAGCTGCCCTTCTCTTTACCCCAGTCTGTACCATCATCCTTAGCTTGGTACTCAACAAGATCAAGCACCCGTACCTTCTTCATTCTCAAACTAACACCACCTCCCATAGCATCATAGGGTACTGCTTCATAGGCTACTTGAAGTCTACTTCCACCACCTATGGCTGCAATCATACGATTACCATTAGAGTCCACCAGGATGGGCTTCTGATCCCACTCATCACCACCTTTGGTTCTTACATGAGCTTTCATCTTAAAGTTAGCAACATACTTCCCTGTCTTTTCTCCCTGATCATCTACCTCAGGTTTAATAGGGTTGTTTTTACCACCGTTCATAAGTGGCTTTACCACGTCACTAATCTTTTTAGTTGCAGCCTTGTCAAAGATAAGTTTAACTGAGAATACTCCGTCAGCATCAAACTTAGTATCCGGTTTGTTAAGCCAAGGGTATACTGCAATTCCAGCTGGTGATACATGGGTTTCAAACTTTTGTTTTGCCATTATAATTCTCCTTTAATGTATCGTTCTGCTCCCCCAAATTCGGGAACCTTTGTGCGTTTGCACTCTTCTCTCATTGTGTCTACCATCAGCATTACATCAGCAACGCTGTACAACTCTTCAAGTTTGTTATTGTATAAACAATTAAACACACTAAGAATTATAGCGTGTCTTTCTGCTTTACTATACTCATGTATTGAATCTACTACTGCCATCATTCCTGCTGACACATTCTTTACATTTGAATTAGCTAAAAAAGAATTCTGCATCTTTCACTTCCTCAATATTTAATTTACCATACTCAGGAAGACTTGGCAAATCTAAGTCTCCCTGTTCTTCCATAAATTTTTTCAATACATCTTTTTCATAAATGTCTACAAAGGTTTCTCTGAGCACTATACCTAATTGTTCAATGTCACAGGCATGAGTGCCAAAAGAATCATGTACTACAGAAAACGATTCAATACCATGATTATCTTTAGCATTAATTATAGTTTTCATAAGGTGACAAGCATCCAAACTATGAACAAAGTTAGGAGCAATACCATTGACTTGTCTAAAATTGTGCATCTTCTCAGCATCACTATGTCCTGCAAATAAAGAAGCCATCCGTCCATTTATTATAGTCTTAATTTGTTTTACTACAGACCTTATATACTTCTGTTTAACTACAAAACCAGTAGGAAGAGTCCAGTATATAGGTCTTTTTAATTTGTTAGCAGCTTTAGCTACATCTTGTAACCACTTCATGCCTTGTCTAGAAGAGACCACAACTCTACCAATAGCTGAATAGATATGAAGAGCCAAGTATTTACAATGAGGCCAGAGATCAATCCCATTATCAATACCAGGAAATACCACACCTTTATCCATTTGCTTTTTAAGTTCTTCATGTATTTGATCCCTCATTCCATATAGGGTAGCTCCATAAGGAGTAGTCATTACTGGGCGTTTAACCAATGAACGAGATAGACAACCATTACTCCATAAAGTGAAGTCAGGATTATTATCCAGAACCATTCCTTTTTCTGCTTCTTTTTTAACGATTTCATAAATGTCCTCCGGTTGCTCATGGTTGATAAGGTTAGTTGCAGAGCCTCCAACATCATCTCTTAGCATAGCAGAAAAATGTTGGAGACCATTGCAACTACCATCCACCGTGATAGGAAGATGAGATATGTAATCCTCATCATTGTTACAACAAACATACTCAAAGCAAGCCCTAAGGAATTGCCAAGGTTTGTCTGCATCCATCCATTCACGATTTCTAAGAGGATCAATACCAACTCTCTGTATTAAGTCCTCGTTGTTTTCAGTCCACTCGAACCTTTCTTCCAAGGATGCCTTATCGAACCCCCAAGTATTGCTGAGGTGTACCTTGAACCATGACAATCCTGAAGAACCCAAAGCTTTTCCCGTAGAGAATTCCAGCAAGCCTTTTGCGGAATCCTCACCTTGGGGATTGAGGAAAGCTGTGTTGGCATACATACGTCCACGAAAGTCCAAGGTATGAGGGAAATAGATAGCTTTCTCATCCTTGAATTTCCTTGTCATCCACATTAACTGAGCAAACTGTATACGCTTTGTTTTTAACCTGACATTCTCTGAATGTAGTAGTGTAGCTCTTCTTTTCCATTCTATTATTTCTTCCTTTGTCCCTGTTTTAGGGTATGGCTCTTCCATGTGTCTTTGTCCAAACTCAGGGACAACCTTACACATTGATTGATTGTCATATAAGGCTTCCATAACTTCAAAGACTTTACTGTTAATTCTCCAGCCCGTTCCTTGTACGATATTGGTGGCATGAAACACCTCCTTTAAATTAGTATTGTCTAATTGTTGAAGATATGTTGCATCATTAGTTTTAACCAAATTCATATTAGTGTACTGGTAGTAACCACCAGTATAAACGCTATCCCATTTTCTAGGATAGATAAGACAAGGCATCTTAACTGGACTTAATAACTCACATACACTATTTTTATTATCTATCCATTTAAGACTAGCCTCAGTAGCTTCTAACCAGTACACTTTTTTAAACTTCTTATGATTGTCATTAGTATGTTTCTTAATTTCAAATAATTTGGTATGTTCACAAACCATTTTGATAAGCAATACTCCCATCCTGGTTTTATCTGAAGTTAACCAGTTATGCCACTCAATACCAGCTTTGTTAGCTGAATGGACAAGTACTCTTTTTTGTTTCCTGTAATTAGTGGTTCTCTTTGAGAGATCCCTAGTAACCACACCAAACAAGGGAGCATTCTCTTTAGCAAAGGCTCTGAACCTTGTTTCATCTTCTATGAAAGACCCGATCTCTAAAGCTACCTTGACTAGTTTAACCGGAGTAGACAAGTGGTTAACACAAGCTTTCAAAGCTAAGAAAGCGACTACCTCAGAAGATACAGAGTTAGTTAATAGCTCCATCACTTCTTTTTCACATTGGATGGGCTCACCTTTGATATAGTCTAGCTTCAGTTTATCTAAGGCTTTACTTATTTTCCCACAGCCTTTACGAATGAATTGAATACCAGCAGGAGTAGTAGACTCATGTTTACCTTTTCTAGCCTCTGTATTTTCGTGACGATACCTTTTAACACCTAAGGTTATCATTTCTTCTTCTAAAAGTTTCTGCCTGTGTAACACTAACGCAACCCCCACATAACTAAAGTCTTTCTAACACCGTGAGTAACAGGTGTAACTCTGTGTCTCCATCCAGCAGGAAAAGAAGTCACCATGCCCCGTTCTTTCTCAATCGTATGTGGGCCAAAATGATTTTCTACTTCCAGTAGACCACCTGTATAATCTGTGGGTTCACTCAACTGAAGAACACCTGATATCACCCTGTTACTCACGATCTCATCATTAGCACCTAAATCCCTGTGCCAATCGTAGTGACCCCCGACATTGTATAAACTATATTGAAATGATTGCAGCATAGAGATAGGTTCTAGCTCCCATAGTTTAGCCATCTTTATGAATATCCAAGCTGTTTCAAGGGTATGGTGTACCCATGCTATCTTGGTGTTTCTTTTCTTGTGCTCTACTGCATCCTTTCCATCCACCAAGACTGCACCTTCTATTAAATCTAGTGAATCACCTAGTTCTGTGATCTTGTCTAAATCTTCTGGAGTATATAGTCCTGAGTGGTGTCTTAAACTCATAGGTTTATTCACTTTTTTTACCTTTAAAATAAGCTTCCAAGTAGATATACCCTAGTCCGACATCAATAAGAATAAAACCATATTGTCTAGTGTATATCCACATGGAAACCCACAAGACCTGACCTATCCATCCAACGATAGGCCCTGCCTTGTGGCCTTGAGCTAACAATCTAATGGCTACTAAAGCCCATATAGATAGGAAGCTCTCAATCCAGATCATTGTACTGTGTTAGTCCTTGTTACTGGTCTATGCGAATAACACCCTGCCCAATAATCACACTTTGTGAACACCATAGGCTTATTGAAATCCTCTGGTACATCTTCATCCCTATGCCAATCGTAGTTTACATACAGGTGAGACGGAGAGTCTCCTGCACAGACGGCATCTAAACCATGCTTGACTAGCTGGCATTCTTCTAGAGTAGAGTGTGTGGATTCATAGCGGTATGAACCGGAGTCAAACCAGGATGGATTGACAAGGTAAGAAGTAAATACGGTGAGTACCATTGAAGCTAAAGCTGTCATTTTTGTTTCTCCTTTGTATCTGAATGTTTGTTGAAAAATGTTTCTAATTCATCCTGCCATTCTAATGGAGGTCTTCTGAACCATCCCGTACCATCTACACTTTCCACTTTTTCCTTGTAACATTGAATTAGTCGATTAGGACGGTTTACTCTGCCAACGTGTACCCTTTTAAAGGCCTTACACCACATGGATAAAGTCTTCCATTTCCAAGCTAGAGTCCCTCCTACAAATATACCGTGTGCGGTTGTAGGTACATCTTGAGGTAAACACCCGTCTTGAACGGCAAAAAAAGTTTTAAAGTTTCTCGAACTAAGATGATATCTGTATATATAAAACATTTTAAGGGTTTCATCCTTGTCTCCCACACAATCTGGAGCCAAAACCCATTCAGGCTCAATATTCAGTCGATCAATTTTCTTTAACATTTCCAACCATGCCTCTTCATTCCACTCCGTCTTATTTTGATATGCCGAAAAAGCTCCGTTATCGAAGGCCATAGGTATCCAAGGCCTAGGTTTACATGATTTAAACCCATCAGGCGTTAAGAGCCACCCTATCCTACCTAGATACCTCCCTGCTAAATAATGAAGTGTAGGGCTAGAGTGGTTGGCAAGATAAATTCTCATAGGACTTCCTTCAACTCGAGTCTGCATTTCGTTTTCGCTGTCTCTGAAACTTCCACGGCTAAAAGGTATATTTCTTGATCACGTCTGTCGTATGTGTTATCTACAATGTTGGCTAAAAAATTATCCGCAACATAGGAACACAAATTTTCAACGGTTGGGTTCTCCACGAACTCATTAAGCAGTTGATGATCTAACTTTTCTATGACTGGCTTAATTAACTTATTAATTTCTGCAAAATCCACAACGAACCCATTTTTTAAATGTTTCGAGCCAACCTCAATCGCCACGGCATAAGAATGTCCATGGAGTCGTTTGCATGGATGGCGGTCTGGAACTAGAGGCAGATAATGTGCTGCCTCAAAGCGAAACTCTTTTTTTAAAATAAACATCACATGACTCCTATATATTTATGAAGTTGTGGAGACAACAAATATCTCCCCCCTAATTCATATAGTTTGTCTAGCGTTGAACTAATCTGTCCATTGATGGGCTGTAAAAATCTTTTTTTGGCAGGGAACGAATCGAACTCTTGAAGCAGACCAAGAGGGTCAGGCCATAAGATTTTCAAAGAATCACATTTTTTTAATTTGATTCGTTCCATTTTTGTTTTTGGAGAAAAACTTACATGGTCAACCTGAAAGTCAATGGCTTGTGTTCCATTTGTTTCCACACAAATTTTCCATTCATCTAACTGGCTTGCCAAATTAAAATCAAATTGCAACAATGGCTCCCCACCACTCACCACCAACCATTCCGCATAATTTCTGTAGGGCTTTAACTTTTTGACTATTTGTTCTGCGGTCATTTTTTTGTATTCCAGAAAATCGGTGTCGCAAATTTTGCACTCTGCGAGATGTCTACTCTCTTCCCGTCCGTCCCAAAGATTGCATTTGCTGAATCTCAGGAAAGCGCAAGGTGTACCCATCAAAGCACCTTCCCCTTGGATTGTTGGCCCAAATATATCTTTAATTTTATATTTCATCTACTAGTTAGTAGAAAGAAAATATAATATAAATATAGAAGAGTAGTTAGCAATACAACTATTATTGTTCGTATCATCATAGTATAAAAAAGTTAGGGACTCAGTCTTATCAAATAGTACCTTTTTGATCCCAAAGGCAATTAGGTTACACATATAAGATAAGACCAAGTCCCAAGGAGAGAGACAAAAACCATCAAACACTCTCTTATTAACATAATTCTAAAACTAATGCAACTTGGTATCACAGCTTACCAAAAGGACTCTTTTCATGTCTTTTACTCTCGATATTTATGAACTTCCTGGTTTTACAATTATACATGGATTCATGTAGTTTAACCCCGTCTATCCAAATTTTATTTGTGA